CGAGCTGAGCGGCTTCTGATTGGGCTTGTAACTGAGAAGCTGTGTCGGCTGTTGTTAGTTGCTGCTGGGCCGCAAGGTTGCCTGCGTCTATCTGCTGCTGGGCGGCTTGGTCCCCAACTGATATTTGTCTGTTGGCGGCTAAATTGCCTGCGTTAATCTGCTGGCGAGATGCCTTTTCGCCAGCATTTAGTGATAACTGAGATGCCCTCTCACCAGCTGTCAGCTGCTGCTGGGATGCTTTGTTCGCTGCCTTGAGCTGACGAACGGCTGCCTTATTAGCTGCTGCTGTGCCTAAGTTTGCTGCATACTTTCCAGCTTTAAGCTGTGAGTCTGCTGCATACTTGCTTGCCTCCAATTGCGCGTTGGCGGCTGTGGTTGCGGCGTCGGCTTGTGTTTTGGCGGCGCTCTTTGAAGCTTTTGCTGCTGTTTTGCCTGTGACGTCATCAACCATTTTTCCGAGATTAACGTCTATACCTGTAAGATTGCTTAACCAGCTCATAATTTAACTCACTATCACTCTATCTTGAACACGACGCCAATTAGTTCCATCGCTGAAAGCCAATGTTGCGCCACCTGTTTCGTCACTTACATATATTGTTGCCGCTCGACCCGTTGATGGATCAAAGTCAGTGGCGGGTATGTTAGTCAGGTTGGCTACTGTTAGAGATTGTAGCTCCGTGATACCAGTTAGATTGTCGTAAACTTGCTTAATCCAAAGCTCAACATCATTAAGATATTTATTGATCTCTGGGTCTTCTACCCAGGGGCCGGGCCGTAGTTTTGGCAGATATGTTAAGTTATTTACCTGACTCATTTTCTAGTGCCCTCCTTCAGCTTTATGTATGAGCTAAACAAGCTAAATTTAGTCGGCTCAGTATACCTTAAACGGACTGTTAAGTCAGAGAATACCTTGTTGGAGCTGGTCCTTACGTCAGTCTTGTATTGACCCTCCTGTCCCACTGGGATGAATCGCTCGTTAGAAAACGATTGAGCGCCATCTAAAGCAAATGAGACCATTAGTACCGGGTTTATCTCTGTTGCGTTGCCGACGCCTGTCTCGATTGATACGCCGAACTCAGTCATTCGAAAACGCTGACGCGGCTTGCCAAACTTCTCACCAGCCAGTGGAGCGAATATGCGCTCTCTCAGCGTCGTTTCACCGTTGTCAGTGTAAGTGTCAGGGTCAAGCTCATACATGTTGCCTGTAGCGTAATCAGCGGCCAGTGTGGTGCCGTATGCTTCGACAATGGTGTTCCCTTTCCACCGGCCAGCATTTGTGCCATGTTCAAGCTCAAACCAGAGGTTATATTGCTCAACATAGCCCCACGTCTTACCGTTAGTTGGAAAGCTGAATATAACAAAGTTAAGCGCCAAAATATCAAGCGTCTGAACTATGGCATCGCTGATCGTATACTTCCGCCACGCATTATTTATCGCAACCGTGCTGATCTGCTTTGGACTGAATCCGCTTAATTGCTGTGCGTCACCTTTGTCAGATATGAAATATACAGATTGCTCTGTATTTGTTATTGCCGTGCGGCTGGCTAAGCCGACGTTTTCTATGATTGCACCATTCATCCGTTGATAAGGTGGCGAACCACTGGCGACTGGCTGCCAAGGCTCAATAGTTCTGGACCCAAATAAATACACAAACTGGTTGAAGATATAAGTCCGGACCAAGGCGTCTGAGCTGGATTCTGGCTCAAAGAAGTTGCCAGACGCTTCGTTTAAAGCTCCGACATTAGTGACACCTACTCGACCGTCGTCATCGTCATACAAGAATCGTGCGTTCAGGTACTCAACATTACTGGGATTCAGGCCGAGTGTTGTTGATGTGAATGTCGTGCCGTCATATGTGTATTCGCCATCGCCTCCAGTAACAATGACCATTGTGTGGCCATTATCAGAAATCGATACCTGCCCGCTTCCGCCAACAGCTCCGATTGCTACGCGAACAAAGTCGCTCGTGACTTGGTATAACTGCCCGCCGGCAACTTGGTATAAGCTTTCTTTGAATAGATAGCAGCCGCGATCAAATTCGCCAGTTGATCCGGTCAATATATTCTTTAACCCTGGAAACGTATGAAGCGCTACATTTACCAAGCCGTTAGCTACGGCCTCTGGGTATAGGTTGACAGTTCGCTGTGCGTTAGCAGGCAGTGATGGCGACTGGTACGATGCGCCAACTGCTGGGTAATCAACTATCTTAAATGATGATGCCATCTAGGGTGTGCTCCCATTTACCTTACCGCGAGCACGCGGGCCAGTTCGGCCACGCTGATCTGAGTTGTTTGCACCAACAATTCCGCGAGCCATTTTACGCACGAATGCTTCGCTGTTCTGCAAGTCATCAGTAAAGTCGTAAAGTGCTGACAATGCGCCATACAAATAAATGTTTGGATGCTCTGTCAGAATGACGTTGACTTGGTTGGCTGAGCTTAACGGCGCCGGCTTGGCGTAGTAAGTTATAGGCATCTCATAAGCAGCATCGGGAGTCCGATCGAATATAAATGCGTTAGTAATTGAGTAATTTGCTGGCACTCCCTGCCCAGTTATTGACAGCAGGCTTGATGGCGAGTTGTACACAAGCGCCCGTGTGTCGCCGTTAGACGTCAATTGCACTGAGCGAGCCTCTAAGAAGCCCTCTGGCAGTGCGACAGAGTTTGACCCGGCAATGGTAGTAAGCGTTTCACTTACTTCGAATGTGCGCAGCCGTAGGGGTGTCTCATTTGCAAACATTAACACTTCAGCTAGAGTTATGAAGTCGTCAATAACAGCAGACAGGTCGTCTCGTCCACTGTGCGCGATGATCGAGGCTTTTAGGTTGGCATAGTTATTTAACGCCATTAGATGCGACCCTCTTTAGTTCGTAACTTGCCCCATTCTGAGCTATTCAACCGAGCCATAGTTCGAGGCTGATTCTCTTTGGCCATTGGGTCGCCGCCAAACTCGCGCCACCAATCATTGTAGACAGCCAGGGGGATAGTTGCGACGTGGTGCATATCGCCTTTCCAGCCTTTGCCAGCCTCATTCAACTTAGCCTGGTTGCTGCTAAGTAGCGGCTGAACGTCCTGCGATGTTCGTATGATTGTCTTTCCGGACGACTCGTCATATCTATGATACGTTGAGATTCCATCGATTCTATCAAGTAGCCGCTCGTCGCTCATTAAATGACTCGCTCAAATTCAGGCGCGCCATCTGGAATGTCTTTGGTTACGGCTTTACCAAAAAGCTTAATCTCTTCTGCGCTCATTAAAACAACCAAACCCTTTTTTACTTTGAATGTGTCGCCATTAGCGCCGGCAATCCAAACTGGGTTGTTCAGGAATACTTTAGAGCGTCGTTCTAGCTTCTCTTCTTTAATCATTTTGAACCTCAAAAGGGGGCCGAAGCCCCCGTAATTGTTTAGGCAGTTGTCAGGTCGGCAACAATACCAGAAGCTTTTTCTTGGTTACATTCGAGCGTGTACTCGACCAAGATTTGCTTACGATCGGTGTCGCCAGTTTTGGCCAGATCGGTAGATTGGAAGTCACGCAGAGTTGCGAACGACCACATGTTCATGTCAAGAATCAACGCTGAACGTGCGCGCTGGAAGCGGTTAAACTTAACTTGCAGGTTGCCAAAGTCAGAGACATAGACGTGAACAGCGGTATTCAAAGCCTGGTCAGTAGAGTCAATGTTTCGGGTAGCGTTGCCGGTGAAAGCACTGAACGCTTGCTTGTTGAATGAGCCAACCATAATGGTGTCAGGCTCGCCGCCTTCGTCAGCACAGGCTGCCAATACAGTTTTAACATCGGCTTCAGTCAACGCGCGCTGAGTACCATCAGTTCGGGCATCAGTGCCGTCGCCAGTAGGATCGGAACCACCGACACCAGCAGAGGTGTTGGTTGCAATCCATGATTCTACGCCAGCCAGCTTACGGGCAGTGGTAGAGTTGCCAACCACTTTAGCTTGGTTAGACAGCAGGATGCTTTCGACATCACGCTTCAGCTCACGACCAGCTTTGGTGACTTGGTAATCCATCTCGTCGCCACGACCAGCACTAGAGTTCTTGCGCTGAGTACCAGTAACGCGGGGAACCTTGTCGCTGATCTGGGTCTGGTTGCCAAGACGTACAGTTGGTACTGACGCAGTAGTGGTCGCGTCGTCGCCTTCCAATACGGCGTTACCAACGTCTGGGCTAGCCAAAGAATCTGTTTGCCATTCATGGTTGGTGGCTTTTGCAGAGACTTTTTTCAGACCAGACATGAACGGCGTCATGGTGGGGCTGATGTTGTAGATAATGTCGGACAGATCTTCACGATTGCCGATCGCGTCATATGAGTCAAATGTGCTTGTTGGTTGTGCCATGGTTATTTACCTTTTCGTTTAGCTCTCATTAGTGCAACTAACGCGGCGTCCTGGTCCATCTTACCTGCCGACTGCACGCTTGCGAGTGCTTGGGCAACTTCAGACTGACTAGAGGCGCTTCGCTTGCTGCCTGGTTTCACTGATTTTGGAGCAGATCGTACCTCTTTATTAACCTTCCCTTTGTTTTCCCGTAGACGGTTATATTTGGCCGCATCAAAGAAAATCTTCCAAAGTTTATGATCAATAACTTGGTTTACGTCATCTTCTGCAATACCCATCGATATGAGGTATTTATTGGCTAGGTCAAAGTCTTTAGCTGCGACGTCGCCTTTCCATCCCTCGCCCATTATATCGTAAAGAGCCTGTGTCTGCTCGCCTATGGCGCTCTGACGTTGCTCTTGACGTTTAGCGTCTAACTCACCAGACTCGCGTTCCAAGATGGCCTTACGGCTCTCCTGAAGCTCTTTCTGGCGAAGGTACTCGCTTGGGTCAGTATCTCTAAGATTATCCCAGTCAATTGACTCGTCTTTCTGCTCAATAAATGAAGCTAACTCACTAAGCTTTGCGGATATTGAAGCGTCTTTCGCCTCGATAGCCTTGCGCTGCTCTGCAAGCTCCATTGTTTTCTTCGTGTAGTCGATACCCTTTGAAGCATGTTCTTGCATTTGGGCTTCGGTTAGCTGGCGTTCTTGACCATCTGCTTTGATAGTCCACGTCCGCGCCTCTGCTTCTTGCTCATCTTTTTCGGGCTCTTCGTACACTTCTGATTCAGAGTCCTCGAATTCCTCCGAGTAGTCTTCGTCAACTGAAGCTTCAGCTTCCGCTTCCACCTCATCAGCGCCACCAGTGGCCTTATCTAGGTCTGGATTATCGGCCAATCTATTAGATCGCATTTGATCTACTAACTCTTGGTCACTTGATCCGTTAGGGTTGTCAAGCATAATTTGATCCTATTATACATATTAGTTGAATGATTTGCTAAACCTGTTTCGTTTAGTTATTTCCACTTTCCCGGACTGATAAAAACGGTTTAACGTCTTCTCAAGCCGGTCGAGATTCTGCAATGTTCTGTGCGTATCTTCAAGCATTATAGTGTCTGTAGTCTTGATCTTGCTAAGGCTTTCGATTAAAGCGGCCCGTATCAGCATCCACGCCTCGCTATATGCTGGATTCTCGATGATTTGCCGGGTTAGCTCTGCTCGATTGATCTTCTGATCTGGATTCATTTTAAACGCCCCTTGGTTGGTTTACTTGCCACGCTCTGCTGGATGCCGCTAGCGGGCTTGGCCATGTTCGCTTTCTGCACTTCTGCCGCCATCGCGTTTCCCTTTGAAAAAGATGGCTTTGAAACATATTCACCCAAGACAGACTCGTCAGCTATGTTGCGATAACCAAGCTTTATGGCATCGTCTAATAGTTCGTCGTATGAATCCAAAGTGAAGTGTCCACTAAAACCTCTATCATCAAGCTCTTGATACCTATACCTGCCTGGCTCGCTGGCATCAGGCAGGAACATGGCAAATTTATCGCCCTTGTCGTTTGCTAATATCATTCCTGTCATGTCTTTACCGTACTTGCTTGCTACAGCGTCCCGCAATTCATCGCCTGACATTTTCCTTTCGGACTTAGTTAGCATGTCTTTCAATGCGCCTGGAGGTATTGCCTCGTCAGCCAAAAGCATAGAGTAGTCATCAATAACAGACTGAATATTCGTATTGTCAGCTCCGACCTCATCGACAAAATCAGATAGAGCTTGGTAATCTCCAGTAGCGCCTATTTCATCAAATCTTCTTTGGATTCCTGATAAATTATTTTCATATTTAGGGGATGTTTTTTGCTTGCCAGTGCTCTGCTGGATGCCAGACAACTGGCCTTGGCCTTGAACTATCAGTTCGCTTTCTGGTACGTCCAGCGTTCGCCAAGGTGCCTTAGCTCGGCGCTCTTCTGGTGTCATGTTGATTCTTTCCTCTACGTTGCGGGCCTCGGCTTCGCCTGCTAGTCTCCGGTATTGCTCAAACGGCGTAAATCTAGTTTTATCGCCCAATGCCGCAACCTCAAGTTCCCAATCCCTTGCTGCATTATCCTCAATTGCCCTAAGTTGTGGGTGAAGCTCCTTGACCGTCTGCATGTCTTTGTTATCCAAGGCCGCATCAATCTTGCTTCGTAATGCTTTGAATTCTGGTGTTTTTCTAGCTGCCAACCTAGCATCTGTTGCCTTTTCTGCGTAAACCTCCTTATTGTGAAGATTTCTTAGGTAGTCATCAGAGAATTGCTCCAAGCCTCCACCTTTTGCAAAGCCTTCTTTTGTTTGTATTGAATGCTGTAGCTCATGGCCTACCGTATTCCTTATTTCTGTTGGGTCTGATGACTTATTCCATTCAATTTTAGAAGTATTTAAAGATTGATTTGGATTGTGAGAACCTAGCACTCCTTTAGGAAGATCGCGCCCTTCAAACTGCACTTGCGCCAAATCATAATTACCGCCAAGCTCATTATGTTCGACCAGCCTAGGGGCTATGTTTGCTACAGGCACGCCATCAGAATTGAAAGTTACATCACTATACTTTTCTATCTTCTTATTGCTCCACCCCTCATCCATCAAACTTTTAGCCTCAGCAACCCTTGCTTTATTGTGCCATTCCCCTTGAGATACGCCCCACTCACTACCATTATCACCAATAATAAGGCCGCTATCGTCGATCTCCCACTTCCATTGGCCGTCTACGTCTTTCATCCAGCCAGTATCTTTCCAGATCTGATCTCGATCAGCACCAGCCGCCAGCATCTCTTCAGCTTTTGCTTTAGCATCGAGGTCTGCACCCTTAGCCTTAACGCCAGCAAAGATGCCACGCTGATTACCCATGCCTTGGCCGCCTATGTCGCCCATCTCTAGCTTAGCCGCATTCATGATGCCCTTGCCACCGGCTACCAGCTCAACAGCACCAGGCACCCATGATGCCAACGTACCGGCTGTTTCAGACCCAGTTGCCTCGGTTATATAGTCCTCGACCGACTTGCTCACGCCCTTGTTAGTGATAGCCGCCTGGATAGCAGGTGCAGCCTCAGCAGTCTGACCAGGTATTGCGCT